TTTTAATTGTAGGTTTCGTCAAAGGCACAGACACAAACATAGATACCCTACGCAACCAGCTCATAGAAGTAGTGGAAGAAACATTAGATAATGACATAACAAGAAATGGAAATGCTTTAAATACCCAAATAATTGAAGCAAATACAGATGAGGGTGTACTTTTTCCTTACGGTGGCGTGCGAATTATGGTAAGAGTTTTTTATGAATTTGTTAGAGGTACTGCATAATGGCTAAACGAATTAAAATTTATTTCCCTAATGGTAATGAACAAATAGAAATATGGGATAATGATTTAGAAAAATATCTTGCAAAAGGTTTTAAAAAAGATAAAAAAGTTTCTAGATCAACTTCAAAAAAAGTTGAGGTTGAGATAAAAACAGAAGATAACAAGGAGTAAATTATGGCAACTCATGTTGGAACCAGCGGGACTGTAAAGGTTGGAAGTGACGCAATTGCAGAAGTTGTGGGCTTTACCCTTAACGAAACAAGCGATACTGTAGAGGACACTTCACTTACAGACACTGCAAAATCATATTTAGTATTAAGAAAAGACGCAACTGCAACTATTGAATGTCACTGGGATGAAACTGATTCTAGTGGTCAAGAAGCATTAGACGTAGGTTCTAGTGTAACTTTAAATTTATATCCAGAAGGTTCAGATGCGGCAGATGCTTATTATACTGGTACAGCTTTAATTACTGGGGCAGATGTAGCAGTTTCAATGGACGGAATAATTAGTAGAAATTTTTCAGTTCAATTTACAGGTGGAGTAACACACAGCACAGTTTAAGGATTAAATGCCAGAAAAAATTGATTATACCGCTGGTATAAGAGAACATTGGAATAGTTTACCTGTTAGGAAGATTGAGATTCCTGAATGGAATTTAACAGGAGATAGAGCAATATATGTTAAACCGTATAATGTTCTAGAAAGAACTAAACTTAAAAATCAAGATAATCCTATATTATCTGCTATTGATGTTATTATTGGTAAATGTGAAAACAAAGATGGCGAAAAAATGTTTTCTCTTGATGATAAAGAATTTTTTAAAAGAAAAGTTTTATCAGATATGGTTGTTGATCTCGCCAACCAAATATTATTACCACCCTCAATAGAAGAGCTTAAAAAAAAATAAAAAATGATGGCGAAGTTAGAGCCATTATGTTCATAGCCGAAAAGCTACATAAGACAGTATCAGAAATATTGCAAATGGATGCATATGAGTTTAATATGTGGTTAGCGTATTTTAGTTTGAAAAATGACGAAATAAAGCAACAACAAAACCTACAAAAAAGGAATTAGATAATGGCTGAAGAAATGAAAATTAAGATTACCGCCAACGGTAGACAAGCCAGACAAGAATTATCTAAAACAAAAACAAGTGTTAAAGGTGTAGGCACATCAATATTAAGTTTAAAAAATGCTTTAATTGGTCTAGGTGTTGGGGCAAGTGTAAGAGCAATAACAAATGTTTCTGCAAGATATGAAGAATTAAATAATAGATTAAGATTAATTACAGATTCACAGGAACAATTAACAAATCAGTTTAAATTATTATCTTCTGCGGCAATAGCCAATAGAACAGGTATTGAAGAAACAATTGAATTATATTCTAAATTAAGAGTTGCAACAGAAGAATTGGGCGTTGCAGATGAAAGAGTTTTAACAGTCACTAATAGATTATCCAGAGCATTACAATTAGCTGGTGCTGATACAATGACAGCCCAAGCAGTTATTAGACAGTTTGGTCAAGCTATGGCGTCTGGAACTGTTAGAGGAGATGAATTTAGATCAATCGTTGAAGGTCTTGGTCCAGCACTTTCTATTATGGCAAGACAAACAGGAATTTCAGTAGGTAAATTAAGAGAAATGTCTTTGGCTGGAAAATTAACAGCAGAAACAATGTTTGAAATGTTAGAAAATGCGTCAATCATTGATGATGAATTTAATAATCTTACACCAACAATTAATTCTTTAGAAGTTGCTTTTGGTGACGCTTTTAATTTAGCTTTAATTAAATTCGGAGAATTATCTGGAATAACAGACGCTTATAAAAAAACTATTGAAGATTTAACATATCTTTTAAATTTATTTTCTAAAGGTCAAATGCAATTCTTAAATTTAAGTGTTGCTGAAATGGAAAATTTAGTTGCAACAACAGATGATTATGAAGGTGCATTAAAAATATTAGAACAAACATTAAAAAATGTTGGTGAACAAAAAGGTCCATTTGGCGTAGATACTGGTGCATTTGATGATTATATTGAAAAATTAAAATTAAATATTCAGTTATTAAAAGATAGAATTGATATTCAAAATAAAATTAATAGCCAACAAGAATCAGAAGATAAAAAAGAAGCTAAACCTGTTGTATTTGATAAACAAATAAAAGCATTACAAAGATTTGTATTAGATGAAAAAGCATTATTAGTTGAACAATATAATGACAGAATACAAACAGTTAAAAAGTTTTTACAAGATAATGAAAATTTAACAGTAGAGCAAAAAGAAAAACTTAATAGACTTGTTATTAGCTTAGAAAGAAAACTAGGAGATGAATTATACGAAATTAGAAAAAAACAAATCATAGAAGAAGAAGAACAAAGAAAAGAACAAGCAAGAATAAGAAAACAAATTTATGATGATAATTTAAAAGCAATAAGAGATTTTAATATGCAAGATTTAACTCTTAACAAATTATCAAGAGATCAGAAAAAAGATATTGCTATGCAAACAGGTAGAGATGCAATTTCTGCTTTAGCAAAACACAATAGAGCTATGTTCGCATTAAATAAAGCTCTTGCATTAAAAGACGCTATTGTAAGTACTGCACAAGGTGTTTCTGCTGCACTTAAAATGGGTCCTTATGGTATTCCTTTAGCTATTGGTATTGGTGCATTAGGTGCGGCACAAGTTGCTACAATTGCACAAACACAATATCAAGGTAGAAGAATGGGGGGTAATGTAAATAAAGATCAACCTTATATTGTAGGAGAAGCTGGTCCAGAATTATTTGTACCTAAAGAACAAGGTACTATTATTCCAAATCATAAAATGGGTGGTCAACCAGTAAATGTAAACTTTAATATTAACACAGTAGACGCTAGAGGTTTTAATGAATTACTAGTTAATAGTAGAGGTTTAATTGTAAATATGATTAATAGTGCTGTTAATGAAAAAGGTAGACAGGCATTAGTATGAGTGGAGCTTTACCAAGTAATGATTTTAATGCACTTAATTTTAAGAGTGAACAAAAAACATTGGTATCAACAACAGATAGCGGTAAAACATTCCGCAGACAAGTTGATGGACAACGTTGGACATTCACCGTTTCTTATCCTCTTAAAACACGATCAGACTTTACACCGATACAAGCGTTCATCATAAAACAACGATCACAGAAAGAAGATTTCACTATAACCTTCCCCAGCTATTTAAACGCACAAGGAAGTGAAACAGGAGCAGTATTAGTTAATGGAGTTCATAGTGCTGGAGATACAACGATTGCTGTTGATGGTCATGTTGGAGATACTGCTGGAAGTTTTAAAGCTGGTGATCTTATAAAGTTTGCTAACCATTCTAAAGTTTATATGATTGTGGAAGATGTAACGCCAAGTTCTAATGCGTCAACATTAATTATAGAACCACCACTAACTAACGCACTAGCAAATGATGAAGCTGTAACTTATGACAGTGTACCTTTTACAGTTCATTTAAATAGCGATCTTCAAGAGTTCCAAACTAACCAAGTTGATAGTTCTGGAAATTTATTATTTAGTTTTGAATTTGATGTTATTGAGAGTTTATAATGGCAAGAGGTTTATCAACTGCTGTTAAAACAGAATTGGCAACAGGAAACGTTAGACCAATTCTTTTAGTCTATATAGGATTTGCAACACCAGTTTATTTAACGAATTGTAGTTTTGATTTAGTATCAAGTGTATCTGGTAGTTCACAAACATATACAGCTTCTGGGCATTTAAGAGGTATAACAAATGTAAGTGAAAGTAATCAACCAACAAAAAATACTCTAGCATTATCTTTATCTGCTGTAGATCAAACTTATGTTGCTGTAGCCCTTAATGAAAACATAATTAACAAAGAAGTAAAAATTTGGCGTGGCTATTTAGATACTTCTAATTCATTAATTGCTGATCCATTTTTATTATATTACGGAACAATAGATGATTTTAAAATCAACGATACAACAGATACAGCAAGCATAGTTTTAACAATTACATCACATTGGGGTCAATTTGAAAAACATAGTGGTAGACAAACTTCTAATAATTCTCAACAACGATTTTTTAGTGGAGATTTAGGAATGGAATTTACAGCATTAACAGTAAGAGATATTAAATGGGGAAGAACATGAGTAGTTGTAATTTCTATCAAGCAGAACAAAAAGATGTTGAAGAAA